AAAAAAATCAAAGTGGAAAGAAGTATAGAAAATGAGATTTGATAAGAAAATAAAACATGATTACCTTAGGTACTTAGCTCAATTTGGTTCGCAAACAACTGTAGATGAGTATAAGCACCTTATACGAAAGTGCAATCCAAATGCTTTGTCTAACAGTTTAAAACAGTATTTACAACAATTTTTCTTTGATATTATAGAGGTTTCTATTTCAGAGGACAAACTTAAAATTGTAGTAAAGGATAGAGGAGAAGTAGAACTAGGAGTGATTACTAGCCACTACGCAGATTTCCCTATGCTATATTCGGTATCCACACGTGATGCAATCAAATTGTTGTCTCACGTTTGGTACAGTTTTGAAGATGGTTTTGATTTAGCATGCTTGACTGGTTATTGGGGTTTCCCGGAGAAGTTTGAGGGCAGTGATGTTCTTAGATTTGAGCAACCTATTCCTCAAATTACCTCGGTTAAATTAAGAACTCCGATTGAAGAAGTCTTTATTACGAATAAAGGCGCAGGAAAACGAGTTTATGCGGAGAAGTTAGAACATTTGCATGAATTAAGTAAGGTTTTGGATTGGTTGTCTTGTTCTAATTATGTAGAACTTCCCAACTCCGCTTGGGTGTCCTCATTGGAGGTTTTGCCTTATACTTCAGAGTCTACGATTAACACTCAAGTTTGTGTTCGTCCATTTATTGACGTGGAGGTAATTTAACTATGGTCAAGTTATATAATACACAAACAGTAGGTGTTCGTTACTTCTCTGATAAGATTGTTGAGCAAAATGAAGTCACTCTTGAAAATCCAACTTCAAATTGTAAAGTTGTCAAAATAAAAGCAGACAGAGTTTGTAAAGATTGTGAAGCAGTTATTCCAAAAGGCACAAGATGTTATACTTTCAATCCTCATCTTAACCCTCGATATTGGGTTTGTTTCAACTGCTTGCCAGAACCTAATACTATGGTTGAGAGGGAGATAGGTAGAGTTACTGAGAACAATACTATGCTATATTACTCTGATAGGTTTGGTCGTCTAGGTCAGAGAGTAGATAAAGGTAAGGCTACAAGTGAGGAACGGGAATATTTCCAAGAAAAGAATGAGGATGAATTAGAAACTTACCTTAGAGGTCTACACTATGATGAGTTTTAATAAAGGTTTTCCCTAAAACTGCCTTTTTAGCTATAGAAACTTACTTTTTCAATGAAGTTTTTGATTTAGCTAATTTTCTATTGACAAAACTTACTTAGTGTGGTAAACTAAATATAGTATAGAGCTGATTACTTTATGCTGACAAATTTATATAAAGAAAGGTTTTTTATTTGACTATTACTTGTCTTTAGCAACACCTTTTCCAGATGTAGATTTGTGATGTTTCATAATTTCTTCTCTTTAGCAGCACTAAGGAGAAGGCGGAGATTAGAGAACTGTTGCTTCAATCGCAGTTGGTCTAGGTTTGAGGTTCGACTCCTCAAGTCTTCATTTCCAGATAGCAGTTTGGACAAAAAGAAAGCAGATAGTTGTCTGCTCTTTTTCGTAAATTGAGATAAAACTCTCAAAGCACTCTCAGAAGTCCCAGATTGCCCCAGTTTCGATTTTAAAGTTGAGGTCGATAATTTCTACCTCTCAGATAAAAAATTTGATAGAAAGCAAAATAAGAGGATTTAAATGCTAAGTGAGAAAGACAAGAGAGTAATTGAGTTTCTAAAGGCTCAGAGGCTCTTCATGGCAGACAAGGTGCGGTATCGAGAATTAACTGAGTTGATTTCTGCTTTTGAAACTGGAACATATTCTGCCGATACGAGCGAAGAAGAACTACCACATAAAGTTTGGCTGAACATACAGATGGCTCTCGGTGGGTGGTTTGAGCAAAAAGATGAGTAGGAGGGTCTAATATTGTTTTTAAACAAATCTGATATTTTAGCTCGATTGAGAGAATTAGATTTAAAGTCAGAAGGGGTATCCTCAAAAGTTGATGTGCTTATTGTAGGAGGTTCTGCACTTGCTTTGTTAGGAGAGTCAAGATTAACCTCTGATATTGATTACCTTGGCTCTCTCGATTATTTACCGAAAGATTATTTAGCGAGTTTGGGGTTCTCAAACAATGTAAAGACCTTCTTTGCTTTGTATGGTATTGATGAGTATAGTGCTTTAGAGCTAAACAGGTTTAAGAATTTAATAGTTAAGATTTTGTCTTATGAAGATTTAGCAATTATGAAACTCTTCTCAACTCGCACTAAAGATTTAGAAGACTTGATTCAGTATATTTTCTCTAAAATAAGTAGTTATTCTGAGTTGAAACAGAAGATTGAAACTTATAAAGAATACTATGTCTTTAATTCTGAGTTACCTGAGTTGAACTTAAATCAGTTAGATTTCATTAAAGACCGACTTAGAAAAGAGCAGAAAGTTATTCTAGTAGAGGATTCTTCTATTCGGTTAGTAGATTTTCTAAAATCACTTCGATTATTGACTTATACTCAGAAGACCTATGGAAAAGATTCTGTGTCTCACTGGTTAGATAACCCTTTAATTGAGGTTGCAACTCAAACCAGTCTGCTGGGGTATCTTTATGCTCACAAGGGTTTAAAAGTTTTAATTTAAGGGGAAGTTCATGACACTAAAAACATTACAAAAGCTAGACAAAGACCTTACTTATTTGATGAGGGAAGCTACACTAGAAGAGGTTTTAACTTTCCTTGGTATCCAATATTTCGATAGTAACCACAAGTTAGGTGATGAGCTTAAATTCGTTTACGAATTTGAAGATACAGGTACCTTGGCGATTGAGGTTTCTATCACAAATAAGGAAATGAGGTTTTGGGGTAATATACAAGAATCTAATCACCGTTTAATTGAGCGCTCCTTTTGGATCTGGTTAGATCAACATTATGGTTTGTTGTTTCTTCGCTTAATTTATTTGTTGAATAAACGGTATAGGTCTCACAGTTCTTATACCTATAAAGTGAACATACAGGGTGAATGGTTCGACCTTGAAGTAAACACTAGTTTATTGGAAACTTTAGATAGTTTTCAGTTAAGCTTACTCTCTAACTATGATTTAGAAAAACTGTACTCATGAGCTATACACAACTCTGGAACACCCTCAAACACTATGCACACACTTTTTTAAGTTTCATGGATCAACACCTTTATGTTTTTATCGGTTTGTTGATTCTACTTTTTGTAAGTTGGTCTTGTATTTGTTGGAAGTTATTTAGACATGCACCAACCAAAGCAGAAAAGAAAAAGATTGTACAGTGGTTTTTAAACGGTATAATTATCTTACTTTCGGTATCCTTTATTTTGCTTTTACTTGTTATGGGCGTAGGTCAAGTCGTTTAGTGCTTGACTTATTCTTTTATTTGTGTTATAATAAGACATACTTAAGAATACGGAGAAAAACACGATGTCTATTGTTACATTTAAAGACTTCACGATTGAGAACATTACTGATACAGTGCATGAAGTGCATGAATTTCAAGGAACGTTTTCAGACAATCGCACAAACATTTGTGAGATTTTGATTGAGATTTCAACTGAGGTTGAGGGTAAAGCTATTGATTTGAAGATGACCATTAAACCACAGGAGATAGGTACTTATGACTCTTATGGTGATGATAGAGATAAAGGCTTCGGTATCTCCACCGAGGTTTTCAAAGACTTAATTTCTCATGCTTTGAATGGTGCAAATAGTTTGACTTTGCAAGACTTTGTTCGTCATTACTTTGAGAAATTTGGTCGTACACATAGTGTTGAATTAAATTGGGGTAGCTATAAGTATTTAGGTCAAACTCTCTTGTATTTACCCACTGAAGACTCTAAGTCTACAAACGCACTATCTTTGAAACAAGTTATTTCTGAGGGTATTGACTTAACTAGCTCATCTGTTGAGGTGGTTCAGTTTACACTAAATGATTTGGACATTGACTTAATTAAGAAACTTATAGAAGGTCTTAAACTCAACACGTTTCAACGACATGATTATGAAGAAGCTTTAGATCACTTACAATATGCAAAAGAAGCGGTAGAAAAACGAAATACTTATGTTTACTACAAGTCTTCGTTAGATTTGTTGTTAAAACTCAAATCTAAACACCTTTGGGGTATCTCTCCTTTGGAGCTTGTTTGCAAAGATAATTTAGAGCGTGGTGAATTGAAGCATTTGTTCCCAACTGCCATTAAGAAAATGGTAAATGATAACATTGTCTATAGTTTGCAAGCTTTGTTAAGTGAGGTAAAATAATATGACTGTACCGAAAATAAGAGTGTGGGATGAAGAACTTCAGTTAATGGTTCCAGACCATTATATAAGCCGACACCGTAGTGGAGACCTTTATGAAGCAGTATCTCCTTTAACAGATAAACCTTTGCTGATTGCAAAGCTTTTGTCTCCTAATAATGTCATGCAGTCTTTCCACGTGTTCGACAGTTCTGAGGATAAGGTTGAGATTTTTGAAGGTGATATTGTCCAGTTTGAAGATTATAACCCTCAAACAGAAGATACGTATTACTCTCTCGGTATCGTAGAACGTTCAGACTTAGGTTTAAACATTACGAATCGCTTTACAGTAGAACTTGAAGATTTACTATTAGGAAACCAACGGCTTAATGTGAGAGTGGTTGGTAATATTTATCAAAATAAAGATTTGTTAGAGGAAAACTAAGATGAAACTCAATTTGAAACAACTGCAAAAATTACATACAGAGGGTCAGTTAACCGACTTTGCTCTGAGAGATTTACCAACTTACCCAGATTCTTATACGATAGTTGGTTTACATGAGTTAATAAAGTTTGAGTCTGAACTACGCAAGCAATTTCGTGGAGTCTTTGTAAAACAAGGAGTTAATAACTATCAGTATGATTTCGAGACAGGAACAGTTTTTCTTTACAATGACTATATAGGTCATAGAGACTCAAACCATTACAAGGTTTCTGTTTCGGAACTAGTAGAAGTTGTAAACGGTACGCGCTCTTTGGACGAGTTTCCGATTGACTCTGATTTGGACTTGTACTGGTTCTTAGAAAACCAAGAGAAAGAGGTTTTGGTAGGTTTGTTTTATAAAGCTTTAAAAGGGAAGTAAATGTATTTATGAACGAAACAATGAATTACAAAGTTTGGGACACCAAAACAAAGCAGATGTTCCAAGTAGCAGGAATTGATTATGTACAAGGAGAAATATATCCAGTACATGAAGATGAATTTAAACGGTTCATCCCACTGTCTGAGGGTATCCTCTTACCTCAGACTCCTTTCGTAGACTCTAAAGGTCAACCTCTATTTGCAGGGGCTATTATTAAAGTTGCTGATACAGTGTACTTTAGTGATGGTGGTTTTTGTGAAAACCAAGACGAAGCTTATGGTGAAACTCAGATTGAGAACTACTTTGCTTTGGAGTTTAACGGTTTCGAGTTCTTACTAACAAAGAGCAAATATGGTTTATTGGAGGAATCAGCTTTGTGGTCTTCTATCTATGAAGATAATATGAGAGTATTGAGTGATTTTCTACAGTTGTCAGATGATTTTACGATTGTGGGGAACCTTTATGAAAACGCTGATTTGATTAAAAATAAGGAACAGAAATAATTAAAAGGTGGTAAAAATCATGATGCAAGATTTAATTAAAGAGTTGTCAGAATACATGGACACGGGTTATGAGCGTATTGCACGTAAAACAAAGTGGAAATTGTATTTTGAGCGGTTAAAAGCGAATCATGTTAAGGAAATTTTCAGAGTAGACTTCAAAACAAACACAATTAAGTATTATTGTGTGGATCACTCAACTCCTCTAGCAGATGTTTTGCTGTTATATCCAACAGATGAGTTGCAATTTTCAACGGTTAATGAAATTGTAGACTATATTTACGGAGCTTAGTTTATGATTACAAATGAACTAAAAGAAATGCCCCTCTTGATTACCAAAATTGAAGAGTGGTCTAGTGTTAGAGGTATCGACAAATTACCTTATGAAACCCAACGCTACAAGATTATGGAAGAGTTCGGAGAACTTTTTGGTGCTTATTACAGAGGGAACTTAGAGTTGCTAAAAGACTCTTTGGGTGATATTGTAGTCACTTTGATTATCTATGTGCAGCAGTTCTCAAAGGGTGAGTGTGACTTCTTTGAAGAATATTGGTGGATAGATAAAGATGAGTTCAAAGGTTTGTCTTACCATTTAGACCAAATTGCAACTTCAACCAATTTAATTTATGCTGGTGCAAGTGGTATTTGGGTTCTGCGTTATGTAATTGCAGATTTAAAGCATATTGCAAAGCACTACGGTTGGGATTTAACTGAGTGTGTAGAACACGCTTGGGAAGAAATTAAAGACCGAAAAGGTCAAGTTGTAGATGGTAAGTGGGTTAAGGAAAAGGACTTAAAAGATGCAACAAATTAAGATTTTTACAACGGACTCTGGTTTTAGAGAAAATTGGGTCAGTGCAGATGAAAAAGCAAATAAGGGGTTGTCAGAGAGCCCAAATGTTAGAGTTTTAGACATTCGCTATCAAGCCAATGTTTCAGGATTTGCTGATAGTGGGGTATCTGCTAATGACTTCCACGAGTCTATTTGTTTGCTATACGAAGTTTCAGATAAGGTTGGAGGTTGATTTAATGCCTAGTTTAAAAGAATTTTTGCAAACCTCTGTTCATCCTAAGGGGTATAAACCCAAAACAGATGATCGAGATGATTTTCTGATTGAAACTGAGGAGCAATTTATAGACCTTCTTCAACGTTTATTACAATTAGAGCAATATCAAGAGGTTTTACGATTATATTGTTCTACTAAGGTTGATAAGTTAAAAGAGTTTGAAAAGTCTTGTTCCGTTACTTCTATTGAAACGCTTATTTACGAAACTAGTCCACTATCTAAGTGGTTTGGTGAGTGTTATAGGGGTGAAATTACATTTGGTTATTCTGAGACGGATGTGAAAGCTAATAAATTAGTGTTTGAGTTCTCACATCAGGGGATGAAACTGAAACGTATTCGATGTCAAGTAGACCTTAAAGTGTTACCTCATGCTCTTGTAAAACGTAATCTCTTGCAGGAATTCACTACTAAGGATTTAGTTATTAGTGATATTTGGGTATCCCATTTTGAGTCTGGTTTTCCTTTTTCTTTGATTAATAAAACATTAGTAGAAGGTTTACTTGGAGTATCTTGTGATTCTGAGTATTTTAGTTAAAAGAGGTATAATATGGCAAAAGCACAATTAGTAAAAAGCGACCCTAAAGACTTAAAAGGGTGCTCTATGGAGTTGAACTCCTTACTGAATGAGAAGTTGAAAGATAAAGAATTAAACTTAGAAGTCTTTATTTATTCTGATTCAATTAGTCCACTAAATGTTGAAATAGAGGATTATTCCCTAGGTGGCGCAACTGTTTGTGAGGGATATATTTGGCCAGATACGAGTTTTGATTGGGTACGTAAAAGTGCGTTAGCTCCTCTATATGAAATTAGTTTACTATCAGTAGGTCAACTCGCAAAAATTAAACGTTGGACTAGACGTTATATGGAAGAACTTGCAACTTATTATGAAGATGAATTGAAAGGAAAATAGTATGACAGAAACACAAATGGTTTCTTTACCTTTAGATGAACTAAATGAGCTTTTGGTTAAGGAATTTGTAGTAGAAGAAGCTTTAAAACAAGGTTTAATTTCAGAAGACTTTGTTGAAGAAGTTCGCAGTGATTTTGAGGGGTAAAAGGTATGGTTTGGAGACTAACTGATTTGATTCACTTACATGTAACTGATGTTAGACAATCTGAGTTCAAAGACACGAAAATTCCATTGAGTTTATGTGATAAGTTGTTGGATACGAACGAAAGAGAACTATTGTTCACTTTTGAACCTCAAAAACAAGAAGTCTTTGATGCTTTCAACGAGATTGTACGCAGTGAGAGTAGCTATATCACTACATTAGGTCAAGTTATGGACTTTGTGAAGTTTTGCACTGCTGACCCTAGCAAGTATTCGTTTCCAGTGTTAGCAGGGGTTTTGCTTACTGATTTACCTAACTTAAAGTTACCAAAAGACTTACTTGTTGTCATAGAATTTGAGGACTAAACTATGGTAGATGTACAAGAAAACAAACCTTTCCGTATCAACTTTAAAAACAAAGACCAAACCATTTTTATGGTTCAAGACCAAATTTTGAAGATATTCTTTAGAAATGACTATGGTTGGTTGTCTGTACCTGATGAGAAATATAACCGCACATGGTCTTATATTAAGAGTAAGGGTATCACCTACATCCCAGAGTCCGAACTTCTCGAACTTTCTAAACAGTTCACAAATGGTTCAGATTTGCTACTAAATAATTAGAAAAGGAAATATTGTATGAATTTAACTAAACCAGTAAAACTTGGAATTGCTATTATCACAGGACTTGTTTTACTTGGACTTTTCCGTTTAACCGCAGTAAAACGCATCCCTGCAAATACTGTTGGGGTTAAAGTGAGTGCCTTTGGTGGTGTTCAAGACACCACACTCCAAACGGGGTATCACCTCCTTGTGCCTTTTATTGATAAGGTATATACCTTACCGACTTCGGTACAGACTAAAACAATGGAGAAGATTACAACCCAGACCAAAGATGGTCAGTGGTTGAATACCAATATTGACGTGAAGTACCGTGTCAATAAAGAGAAAGCCATGACTGTCTTCTCTAACTACACAACCTTAGAAAATGTTAATAATAGTGTGGTATCCCCCGCAGTCCAACGTGCGATTGAGTCGGTCACAGGTAGTTATGACATTTATGATGTTCTCGGTAATAAGCGTACTGAGGTCTATGAAGCGATTGATAAGGCTCTTAAAGAGAAGTTTGAGTCTTATGATTTAGAGTTTGTTTCCTTTACCATTACCGACCAAGACGCAGGTGATGAAATTGAAGCGGCAATTAAAAACGAAAGCGTTAAGCAGAAAGAAATCGATACCGCCAAACAAGAACAAGAAAAAGCCAAAGTCGAAGCGGAAACTAAGAAAGTCCAAGCTCAAGCCGAAGCTAATAACGCAGTTATTAAAGCGGAGGGTGAAGCTAAAGCAAACAAGGTTAAGTCCGACTCTATTACAGATAACTTGATTCGTATGAAAGAAGCGGAAGCAAGAGAAAAGCATGGTTGGGTAACGGTCAATGGGACAGGTAGCACTATTGTGCAACCCTAACCTTCGGTATCCCTAAAATGAGCAAGACTTCAAAAGTCTTGCTTTTTATATTTGACAAAATTTTATTATTTTGGTATAATTAAAAAAAATAACGATTTAAGGAGTTAATTTATGTATTCTGAAGGAGTTGACCGTTTAACGGTCTATGGTTCAAGTAATGTAGAGTCAAAACTGCAGAAAAAGTTGCATGAGGATACTTTATATTCGGTATATTTTTGTGAAAATGATTATCCATTGTTCAAGGATTCCGAGATAGATAAAAATTCTACAGTTGACAAAGTTCTTAATTATCTTGATTATAGGTTTGCTATCTTAGATTTCAAAGGTTCTAAAGGTGCTTGTAAGATTAGTTTAGTTAATACTGACTATACAATTAAGATTGTGAGTTGTTCTTAAAAGTTAAAGGAAAGGTAGTTGACTATGGTTAATTGGTTGTTAAATAAGTCTCACTTTGGTATAGTATCAAGTATGTTTGGTGTAGTTATAAGTCTTTGCAGTATGGTCTTACTAAATTCAATAGTAAGTGGTAATATGGTCTTTACAATTTCAATGTTTGTTTCAGTTCTTGTTTTTGTACTGACATACTTTATTTTAGAGACTTTTACAAAACAAGAGTTTGTTTATGAAAAAGATTGGGTGTTGGTATATAATAGAAAGACTGACTTTTCTGATGTGTTTTCGTTAACTTGGAGAACAAGTTCAAATAGTCTTGTTAGCTTAAATCCTAATACTATGTTGACGGAAGATTTGTTTGAAGAACTTAAGAAATATAGTTCAGGAGAACTAGTTGGTAAGGTTACTCATAAACAAAGTGGGAAACAAAGTTCAGCTTACGTTATAGTGAGTGAATTGGTAGATTTAAAGAATTTAGACAGTTATTTAACTAAGGTTGAATATAGAAAACTCAAAGGGTATCGAAATCGTTTAGGATTTTTAAAAGGTGAGGTTCAAGAATTTGAGACTGTAAAAGGTGTTTTACGTTTGACTTTTGAGCAAGAGAAAGCAGAGACTATTTTTGATTAAATTGTTTCTTTAGATTGGGTGCAAAGGACTGAGTAGATAAGGTTTGAGAAACCTTAGAAAGTGGTGAGTTTTAGATTATGGAGTTAGAACAAACAATTCAAAGTTGGAGGTCTCATTTAGATATAGGTTCTAAGTGGACGGTTAAAATTTTAGGTAGTGACTATATAGGTCAGATTGCAGATGTTTATTACAACAGTAAGGTAGGTTCCATAATGGTTGAATTTTATGTCTTAAACCACTTTTGGGAACTGACTTATAGAGTACCTGTGCAAGATTTCGTATCTAAATACGGTGTAAAAAGATTAGGGGTAGAAGATGGACAAACTGTTTGATGAATTAGCAAAATCGCTAAATGTAAGTACAGACTTAGTACAACAATTCGTGGGGAACTACCCACAACTACGCTCACAGTGGCAAGTATATAAGGTTTTAGATTTATGGAATGATTTTCTAAGCTTTGCGGTATTTGTGATGTTAGGAATTTCAGTTTATTTAGGTTTAAAATACCATTCAGATTTAGGTTATACTTCTGAGGAAGATGTGAACACAATTCGCAAACGTTGGTTAAAGAAACTAGCGGTATTCATAGTTGTACTTTGCGTAATTGACTATGTTTTACTTTCTCTTCAAACGGTTTTAGCACCAGACATTACCATGCTCTTTGAGGTTTTAAAACAGTTGAAGAAATAAGCTTAGTTGGAACGGTCAACTCTCTATGAGAGTTGACTTTTCTCTTGTTTTATATTATAATAATTAACAAGAGAAACTGTTAGGGAAGGAGTTTTTAAGTGATACTTTTAAATACAAAACGCACTTACAATGACTTATTAAATTTGGCTTTTCGTACTTTGCAAGAAGATTTAGGTTTAGCAAATAAGATTACAGTTGTAGGCGCACACGCTATCTATTCAAATTATTTCGCAGGTTTAATTGATTTAGCAGAAGAGACAAGGGAAACTACTGATTTAGATTTAGACTATTTCGGAGAATTGTCTGAGCTTGATTATTTTACATTTCAAGACCGTTTCGCAGTGAGACTCAATGAACTAGGTCTAACGGTATCCTTCAAACCGATAAAAATTCGAGATACTTCAGTTACTTACAAGTTCCAAGTAACAGACGGTACTTGTGTTACTCCTTGTTTGAAGATTGACTTTAGTTCAAATAAAGGAATTTGGCAGTACGAAGTTCTTCCGATTGAGGAGTCCTTAGCAAGAAAGATTCGCATGTGCAATAAATATGTGGATCGCAGAGCTAAGGATAAAGTTGATGTTTATAACATTATTGCTTATAAGTACCCAAACGGAATTACGAAGGGTGAGATTTTAGCTTTATTAGCTCACTACAGTTGTTCCTTTGAATTAAATCCTCGATGGTTACAAAGTGATGAAGTTGAAGTTGGTTTGCGTTCCTTTAAGAACTTTAAGCCTAAAGATGCAGTTAATGGGGTATCTCACAAAGTCTGTTTACTTTATATTCAAAATTTGCTTTTAAGTTTAACTAGTTCTGATGTGCCAAACGATAGAGTTTTATGAGGTTGCAGAAAAAAAAATGCCTACATTCAGTTTAACACGTGAGATAAAGCTAACAAATGAAGATGCTTTAAAGATTATGGATTCTGAACCTTCTGAGGAACTACAAGCAATTTTGAAGTTTATGGAACGACAAGAAACTACACATTCCAAGGAAAATAAACTTATTTTAAAATATTTGAGTAGATAGAAAAACAAGTCCAAGACTTGTTTTCTTTGCGTTTTTGTGTTATAATAAAAGAAATTTAGAGGAAAGGAATAACTTATAATTTGAGAACCAAAGAAGAAGTCTTTGAGTTGGTTAAATCCCACCTTATTGATTTAGACTCGGTATCCGAAGTCGCCACTCAGCGAAAGTACATTCATGAAGAGATTAAGTCTTATTTGACTGAGAATTACTTAGGTTTCGCAACAAGTCCTTCGGTCAATATTGAGTTGATGAACGCTTTAGATGAGGTTGGTTGGCTTGATAAAGGCACATTTACTTTAGAAGGTCGAGTAGTTGTTCCTATTCGTAACGCAGATGGTTCGATTGCAACCTTGGTTGGTTGGCGAAAAGGATTCCCAAAGTATTATACGATTGCTGACAAAGACTTCTCTAAAGAAAGTCATTGGTTCAATTTAGATAGAGCCTTAGATAAGTCCTTTAATGGTGATAAGCGGTATCGAGGTTCTGTCGTGGTCGTTGAGGGTATATTTGATGCTCTTCATTTGGATGCGTATGGTGTGCCAGCTATTGCAACTATGGGTGCGGACGTGAACGCTTATAAGGGTGCAGCCCTTAACTTGTTCGACAAGGTAATTTGTGTCCCAGATAATGATAAAGCAGGTCAAAGAGCCTTACTAGAAAAGAAGTGGCAAGTACCTCCCCATTCCTCTTTCTTGTATGTAGAAGAAAAGCGGTATCAGTTCGGAGAAGGTCTTTCTTTTCAAGTAAAGGACATAGACAACTTTTTAAGTTTATTCGGTTCTCAGATACATGAGGTATTAGTTCCTTTGGTAGAAAACAAGGCAGCGGTAGTGGAGAGGTTAGTGTTATGAGTAAGAATTTGGATGAGCTTCTTTTAGACTTGAACGCGAAACGTAAGGAAGTACCAGTTGGTTCTCTTTGGCGACATATTAAATCGGACACACTTTATACAGTCAAAGACCTTGTAGTAGTGGAATCTGATTTAACTTTTGCGGTATCCTATAAGTGCCTTGGAGACACCTCTCGTATTCATTGGCTTCGTCCATTAGATGAGTTCTTAGATGGTCGCTTTAAGCGGGAAGTTTTATTTAAAGATGAGGTGAAACATGGAAGTAACAATAGAAGATAAAATAAACTATTGGAAAAGTTGGATTGGCATAGGTTCTGAGTGGTTGACTGTCGATTTTGAACCGATAGCAATAATGGTTACAGACATTGTATACAGCAGTGATACAGACTTGTTTGAGGTAGAATATATCTCTGAGGACAGTCCTCATTCAATTAACTTTAGTCCAGTAGATCAATTTGTAGATGGTCGATTTATTCGTGATTATAAATAGAATTGAAAGTGAAAGCAGGTAAAACATGAAAATTGTAAAACGTAACGGTCAATTAGAGGATTTTGACGCTAATAAAATTTATGGTGCTTTAATTAAAGCAGCTCAGTCAGTTTATGTAGTAGGGGATGACCTAAGAAACAACTTAGCTCGCATTGCAAAAAGTGTTGAAGTAGAGTTAGAAGAGTCTCACTCTGAAAATATTACCATTTCTATGGTTCAAGCTTTGGTAGAAAACAAACTCCTCTCAAATGGATATCTCCAAATTGCCGAGCATTACATTTCTTACCGTTTGCAACGTGACATTGATCGTACAGACTACAAAGATAATGTAGTGGTGCATTTGCGTTTGGAACGCATTCGTTAAAAAAAACTATAGAATAGAAAAAGTAGTAAAAAGTAAAGAAAACTCTTGACACACCTTACTTTTTGTGATATACTAAATAAGTAAAGTTGATAAATACTTTACCGTGATCTATTTTTAATAAAGTAGCTCACTTTACCGTTAGGTAAGCACTCCTTATATTATTTAGTTGTGGTTGCAGATTGTAAAATGTTTGCAACTAATACCTACAATTTTGTAGGATGTTCAATATTTGAACAAAACTTCTTAATTTTTCCATACTTGATTCTCCTATTAAGTAGCGCATATAGCAGCTTTAATCGGTTGTTATGTGATAGGTAAGGTTTTCTCATCCTTACCAAAAGAAATCTTAGAATTTCTTCTTTTCTTTTTGAGTTGTAGATTGTAAAAGGTTTGCAACTTTTAGAGGAGATTGGTTCCCTCCTCTTAGAATGTTTAATGTGTGACTTTGTTTGCTCATTGATGTTCTCCTAGTATTTATTTTGGTTCAGGGCTTTGAATTGTAAAAGGTTCAAAGCTCATTGTGAGGAAAAGTTTATTCTTTTCTTTCACAAGGGTAGTTAAGCTTATCTTAATACCTTTTCTTTAATTATATTGGGTCACTAATTATAAAAGATTTGTGATTTATGGGTGAATTTTGGTTCACCAATTTAGATAACGCATAGTTGTTACTTTCTTTTCAAACCTAGAGATTGTAAAAGGTCTTTAGGTTATAGGAGCTAGTTTTTAGGTTTATTTTCCTAGCTCCGAGTGGTTCTCGTTGAACTATTTCCTTTCCAAATTTTTTCAGGTCATAAGTTGTAAAAGGCTTATGACTTATAAGTAAGTTTAGCTTACTGGAGTCCGCAAAGGACACTTAATTTATTTGACCGTCGTGATGACAGGCAAAGCCAATGTAGAGACTACCATAACTACTGTTAAGGGTATCCTTTTTCGTTGGCTTTTTAAGTACGGCTGAGAAGTCGCACTGTTGGTTTTATGAGATTACCTCAAAAGGCACAACTATCGTTAGGTCTGGATGATAGACTAAGATTTTGTTAATTTGTTGGTTAATTGATTTGGTTGTTTAGTAATTCCTCTTTCAAAAAAAAATTGGTTACATACTGTTAGTTAAACTAGCAGATTTTACTTTACTAAAAATACTAAATAGAAAGCTTTACAAAAGAAACAGAAGACTAACGGTAGTTACTAATTGCTTAAAAATGCTTTAAAATTGCTTAGAAATTGCTTTAAATTGCTAAATATTGCTTTATTATTGCTTAGAAAACTTGAGGTAAAAACAACATGGTAAAAATTGATATGTCTAAGATTTCTGCAGAACAAATGGCTCAAATGCAACAAGTTCTTGCGAAAGATACTGCTGGTGCAAAACGTTCTCCACTCACTGAGCTTGGAGAAGAACTCGGTATCAAAATCTTCAACCGTGCGAAGGATGGTTACACAAACCAAAAACTTTTGGTTTACATCCCTCGCATGGGCTTTCCAACTGTTGATGAAAAAGGCGATTTAATTCCGTTCCGCGTTCCTATGCGTTCGGTTACAATGAAGGCCTTTAACAACGGAGATAAGGATAGCAACTGGAAAGGTTCTATGCCTTACTTTGAAGAAGCGAAAGAAGAAAACCGTATCTTTGCACCTTGGGGTCAGTCTGGTAATAACGAATACCTTCGTGATTACATTTCTGCAGCATTTGACATGCGCCGTGCGAAAATTGAGCTTGAAGTAGCTCGTCAAGGGTATTCTTCTGTTGCTGAGTTGGTTGCAAACGAACCTCAGTACAAAGAAGAAAAAGACTTCACTAAAACGTTTATGGAATATGTGTTCTTGCAAGTTCAAAGCAACTCAGATATGTGGTTCCCAGTAGTGGTTATTCCAACTACAAAGGACGCTAATGGTAAGTTCACAACTACACCAGAAACAAAACCTTTGCTTGATGAAGCTGGAAACCCAACAACTATGAAGAAACAAATTCCTCGTATTGATAATTATGGTAAACCTATCTGCGATAATGATGGTAACCAATTATTTGAAACACGTGAGTTTGCTCACACGATTGAAGGTGAAATGAAGTGGCATAAACTTACAACAAAAGCCTTCACTGAAAAATTAGTGAAAGCTCTTGAGTTGCAAGCACAACAACCGGGTATCACTGAACTTGGTGGGTTCTTCGTTCTCTTCAACTATGAGATTGATGAACAAGCACTTGCCAAAGCGAAGAAAAACGGTGGTGCTGCTTACGAAAGTGAAGATTCTAAGTCTGGTGCTTCATTGAACATTCAAGTGATGCAAAAAGTGGCTCCATTCACTGATTTGTATGACTTGACTGAGTACCTTGGTCTCCAAGAACAATGGGACAAAGAAGCACAAGCTCATTACAGCGCTCTTTACCTTGTACAGACTGTTCGCGCTTGCGAATTGCTTTCTGACGAAGAGGTAAATGAGAAGTTGGATAAACTATACGGTGGTCTTGACAAAGTGAAAGCTGAAGTTGAGAACATTCAAACAACTGCTGAAAACCTTAAAAAAGGTGTAGCAGCAGGTGGGTCTGCCAACCCTATCACAAATTCTGCAGCGAACCGTCTAGGTGCGAATGCAGGTCAACTTCCTCCAGGTGTAGATGTTGACCCAGCAAGCGCTTTGGACTTTGGAGCTGAGGAATAAAACACTCCAAACCTAAATTAAGAGTTTTTAGCCTTTAGGCTCTCCTTAACTGGTAGAGGGGTATCTCATAAAACCGAGAAAGTCAAACTAGTTTGGTTTGGCTTTTAACAAAGAAAGAAATTTCTTTGTTTTCTCTAAGTTCCTAGTATTTTCTAGGAATTTTGCGAAGATAAAGAGGAAAGGAAGAAGAACAAATTGGCAACAGTAGTAGATGAACTATTTGCTGACTTACAGGTGAGTAAGGGTGAGAGCAAAAGTGAGTTGAAACAAACTTCACTATTTGACTCGGAAGAACACCGTAATTACCTAGAGGGTATTATTGCTAGAGGTCAGAAAGCTAAGTTATTGGCTTGGGAAATAGAAAACTTTGCTCAGTATGAGAAAGAACGCTTTGAGTTTGGTTCTCATTGGGTATTGTTACTGAAGGCTTTCAACTCAACTGGGAAGTCTAACGCTTTGAAGGCTTTGGAATACAACCTAACCACTAAGGGTATCGGTTTACAACTGGCGAAAGGCTTTATTAAGCATGGAGCGTTAGAAGCAAAGATTACAACCTTTTGGTCGGATGGTTTGGAGGTTGAGTATTATTTAACTCGAACGAGTTTAAGTCCTCGCTCTACGTTTAAGAACGGTTATAGAGTGTACTTGAACGAAGATGGCACTCGCAAAGAGGTGTATAACACCCTTGTAGATGGTCGTTTTGTAAAAGTCTCTGAAACCCCAAGTTTCTTAAAACGTTACTTCAACTTAGCAGAGGTTGGTGGTCGTTATTTGAACTTAATGAGGGGCGCAGAGGGTCTTCCTGTATTGGAACAGTCACCAGCTTCACTTAACAAGATGTTGTCGCAAGCAGCAGACTTAGAAACGGCAGAGCAAGCGATTAAACAAATGACAGATGATAACAAGGAAACGTTCCAACAACTAGAGGTTGTAGAGGGTCGTATCCGAGTCTATTCTCAGGATATTGTAGAACGTAGACACTTAACAAAAGAGGTTATTCGACAACTAGAAAACCAAACACACACTTTTGAACAATTAGAAAAAGGCTCAGAGGGTATCCTCGAAGTCGCAAGCGACTTGAAAGCTATGTCTGAGTTAGAAGGTACGACTACGATTGATGGTGTGGATTTGAAAGCACTCAATCAAGTTCATTCTATTCAAACGAAGTTAAAAGAGTTTGGCTCAGAGGTTTCCTTACCGCTTGTTGAAACTGCTAATTTGAGTGATTTAGCAACTCTTGATAAGATTTCAAAAGGTTTGACTGCGTTAAACGAAGTTGAAAGTTTTGGTCAAGCTCCTAGTAGCTCTTCAACTCAAGTTTTGGAAGTCATTTCAAATTTAAACTCAGCTTTAAACGGGTTAGCAACTACTCCTAGCTTTGGACTGATTGAAGAGAGCAGGAATGATGAAGTTTTATCTCTCTTAGCTTTAGAGTCTCAATTCTCAGAATTGGAAATTTTGGACAAACAGATAGAACTTGAAGGTTCAGAGAAAGAGTCTTGCTTTAAAGAAAGCGAAGAACTTCTACAAGAGTTGAAAACTCAAGGATATCCAGTTGGTGTCTGCTCACACTGTGGTCATCTTTCGATTACAGAACCTTTCGAAATTGGTTCGACTGTAGTAAGTCCACATGAGCATAGCTAGGAAGTCTCAGATTGACTCAGATTTGATTTTAAATAATCTTAGGTCTATTTCTACCACTGAGATTTAAAATCGAATAGAGGGCAAATGAGAGGGTTTTGAGAGATTTAGTTTATGAGAATTTTATGTGATTCGAGAAGACACACTTATAAAGGAGTCAGAGCCTTTCTAACAGATGAAATGAACTATGGTTTGCAAGTAGTTGAGGTATTCCCAAAAGATAGGGGAAAGTCCTCCTTTTATGAGGGAGAATTAAATGCCTTTGATTACTTTGAAAGAAAAGGGTATTTTATTTACATGAACGCAGTCCACGAAGCACATGACGAAGAGGGGATAAAAGACTGGCTTACTTTGTATAACGAGGTTGAAGAGGTTATTCTCTAAATGTACAAAAGAAACTAAAGGAGAGCGTTAGATTTGAAAGTAGTAAAAGGAAACACCTCAGTTACTTTTGGTGACCGCCACATTGAAAATGTGTATAGAGGTCAACACATCAACTACCAAGAGAACTGTTATTGGTGCATGGATAAAACGTTGGAGAGAGTCCAACTACTCGAACCAGAGTTATATAATGAAACAGGCGACTTTATTGGGGTTCGTACAGGGGTATCATGGCTCTCTGGCGACCGCATTATGCTAAGTCGCACTATGAAATTCTTAGACTCTATTAAGGGTCACAAGGTTATTAACCGTGGAAACCATGACTTACATGGGTCTGAGGAGCGTAATGATTATTTGTTCTTGTCTTCTCTTGGATATTTCGATTCCCCAGCTCATTTAGCAGAAGAGGACAAGCAAGTAGGACGAGTGATGTTAGAGTCACCTGACTTGATTGATCCAGACACAAATGAACCTTTGAGAGTGGTTTTCCACTATGTTCCTTATGGTAAAGAGTTTGAGAAGTTGGATATTGTAGAGGGTATCACCAATATTGCGATAACTCACTATGATTTCCGAGTTGGTTTGACAAACTTTACAAACAACCCTGAAGCGATTGACTTAACAACTCATGAACCATTTTATGGGGTAGACTTGATTTTGAACGGTCACATCCACCAACCAAGTGAGCTGAAGTCTTTCAAAACTGAAGGTGGAACAACTTGCGCCTTTATGAACCTTGGATGTATGGCTCGTCCGAAGCGTTCAGAAGATTACAGCTTTGTATGGTGCGCAGTAGTGAAGATGCGTAAAAACCCAATTACAGGCTTACCAGAGGTTCACTTTGACCCACAAGTATTTGAATTAAAACCACCTTCTGAGATTTTCTTGGAAGATACAGAAGGGTCAGTAGCAGAGCAAGTCAAAGCAGAAGGAAAACAAGCTCAACTCTCAGAAGCCTTAGAGGGTCTGAGAGACTTCAACTGGGCAGGGGTATCTCTTTCAGAACGTTTAAATCTTATGGTCTTGGAACCAGAGATTAAGGACTTGATTAAGCATTATTTAGCGCTTAATTAAGCAATATTCAGTTGTGAAGATACTAATTGCAGTAGGTTTGTTGATTGCTTTTCAACTCTCCTACCTCATGATTGAAGTTGTTAAATTTTCAATAAGAGCAGATAAGCGAAGAAAACAAAAAGAAAATAGGAAGGACAATACATGTCAGTAGAACAAACCTTGGCTCGTTTGGAGTCACTAAACAAACAAGCATTGGAACATAACCGTAAAGAGCAAGAAATTCGAGGGTCTAAAAAGGCTCGTGTTCAAGCGATTTTGAAAGAAGTTGAAATCCTCAACTCCCTTGGGTATCCGATTAAAATGGAACTCGCTAGTGAGACGGAGTTCACAAAAGAGTCGATTGAATCTTACAAAGCACTTGCAAGTAAGATTTTGGCTGAGAAAGTTGCTGAAGCAGAGCGCTTAGAGAAGTTCTTTGAAGCGGTTGAAAAGAAAGACTATGACACCATTAAGGAAATCACAGGAGAAGATGTGTCTGCGGTTTCTTATGATGTTGAAGTAGCAGATAGTAAAGAAGTCAAAGCAGAAGCAAAAGAAATGACTGCTCAAATGTTGGAAAACGATGCAGTTGTTGATATTGCAAAAGGGGACTCTCCACTTATTCCAGAGCCAACAAAAGAAATTAAGTTTGAAGAAACTACTCCAACTAAAAAAGAGCAAGCGGTATCCCCAACTACCTCAGAAACTCCAACAAATGTAGAAACTGTACAAGTTGAAAATAAATCAGCTACTACAGACACAAGCGCAGTTGATTTGTTAAGTGGTGTGTTTGGGGGTGCAACTCCAACTGAAACTGTAGAGGTAGAAGTTCCTAAAGTTGAGGAAACGCCTAAATCAACACCAAGCGCAGACACTAATCCCTTTGCAGGATTTGACACTGCTTCTTGGGAGCAAGGGTTCAAGTTAGATTAAGGAGCGCAGTTAAGACATGTTTTTAAAAATTGCATTTGACACATTAGCAGAAGAAAGTCGCTTGCTGATTGATACAGTAAAACGCTCTATGATTGACCCTAAGAGCAAGAACGTAGTTATGAAGGTTGAACCTAACGGTGCGGTATCCTTCCTTGCCCTTACAGATATTGTGGTTGCAAAAACAAGTGTAACCACTTCTGCGGTAGAGGTTACAGAGTTTGAGGGGAAAGAACCAATTTACTTCCAAGTACCAGCCCTTACTTTAGAGAAGTTGATTTCAACCTATGCAGCTAGTGAATTGACCACTCCATTGAGTGTAACGTTCCACCCTCTAACAGATATTGAGGTAGCTATTACTGTCCAAGAGAGCTTGAAATTACCAGACAAAGATGAAGAAATTCGCAACTCTTCTCTAATTGCAACTACTCCACCTTTTTATATTTCAGACTTGTACCGTTTGGAGTATATTAGTGTTGCAGACAATGAAGAAGTTCCGTTTGTAGAGTTGACAGAACAACAACGTGAGGACATGATTCAAACTTTGAATGACTTAGCTCCTTACACTCCAACAACTAATGAAATTCACAATGATTTGATGTTCAACCCGACTACCAAAGCTTTGGAGTTCTACAAAGATACTTACATGCCTAGTGTTCATAATAATATGGACTTCTTCTTGGAAGAGGGTGGTCTTCGTCCAATGAGTTTGATTGCTTTGAAAGACTTGTTGGCTAAAGGTTTGTTCTCATTCTACAAAGATGAAGAAAAACACTTCTTTGTCTTGAAGCAAGGTGCTACTGTAATAGGTGTCCTCTATGATGTAGATGTGGCTTACCCACCAAACTCTCTGGATCAACTTGGAGATTTACCTTGGGTATCCTTATCTCGCCCTCTTGTTGAAATGTATTTGAAACGTATTAATGCTTTAAGTGGTCTCATGTCTGCAGAGCGTATTCAAGTCATTATTTCTGATGATTTGAAGAATGTAACCTTCAAATATGGAGATTTAGACTTGACTGCCCCTATTGAACACGTGCATAAGGTAACAGAAGGTAACCAAGCGAAGTTGGAGTTAGGAGGTTTCCAATTTGGACTTTCCCCAGTTTACTTTGATTACTTGTTGTATGGTAAAGGTGAGTTTGCTGATGATATTCGCTTTGGTTTTGCTGGTGCAGGGAAGTTTGTCTTTATCAAGAGTTTTGACTCCTCTAACATTTGGTCTGTTGCTATGAGTAGTAACTAAATCTAAGTAAGTGAATAGAAAAGGAGGGTTTCCTTGGTTTCAGAAACATTCGCAAGTCGCCTCGGTGCGATTAAACAAGACTACTCCTTGAAAGAGGATAGACTTAGAAAGCGCCAAGATGACATTGCACAACTAGAAGATTTGCGTACTCTCTACTTGAATAGAGCGAAAGCCTTACAATACGTTGTTATGTTGAGCAATGATGGTACAAAAGGTTTGCGTGACTATATGGAGGGTATCATTAACCGTGCTTTGGCTTTGGTCTTTGGAGAAAACGTGTATAAGTTCTCTTTGATTTCCGACTTGAAAGCTCAGAAAGTTCACTTGAATTTATTGGAGTTCAAGAACGGTCAATGGAACGAATTAGTGATTGGTAAGCAAACAGGAGACGGTATGGGTCAGATTATTGCCTTTCTGTTCTCTGTAGTATTGACTGAGATTACCAATCACCGTATGTTGTTTGTCGTAGACGAGTTGATGGGTGGGCTTCATGAAAAAGCAGTAGAACTAGTGCAACGTTGTATTGCTGAGTTTGAAGGTCATGGAGGTCAATTCACTATGATTGAGTACACCTTTGAGGACTTTGGTAAAGAGTTGATGTTGGCTTTCGACAACAAGAAAGAGCGCACCAATATTGTGGATTCAAGAGAATATCCATTGTTGCCGGAAGAAAAAGAAGTTGCAACTGAGATTGCTTAGATATAAAGAAAGAGGGTTTACTTAGCGGTATCCTCTCTTTTTCTTTGCTTGTTTTCTTTCTTTTTGCTAAACTAGAAGAATGAAGAAATGAAAGGTGGTTTGAGTCTTGGATTTGAATGAAAATAGGCTTTATAGAAACAGAGCGGACTTCAACAAGGTTGTCGTAGTCAAAGAGGTAAGTGGGAAGGAAGTAACTTTCCTCCACGCACCGCCAATAAATAGTGACATCCATTGGCTAATACCACCTCAACGTGAAACTTTGTCTTTGAGTAAGTTTAAGGCTTCATACAAACCTTTCAAGTAGCAAAACCTTTGTGGCATCAACCCTTGCCAACCAAATCGAAAATGTAACAAAGTCGTAATATGAAATTGCGACTTTCTTTGTTATAATGATTTTATATTTTGAAAGTAAAGGATTTTCCAGTATGAAAAAGAAAGTTTTATCGACATTATTATTAAGTACAGTAGTGTTAAGTCAAGGTTTAACAACCATTCAAACAGTCAGCGCAGGAGCGTTAAGCCCTCATGAGGTAGTTGATGTGACACAAACAACCTCAAATCCAGTTGGGGTATCTAATTCTGCCATTGCAGAACAAGATAAGAAAGTGGAGCAACTAACAGAGAAACAAAAAGAGGCTACTTCTCAATTAGAGAGTGCTCAAAATAAGGTTACTGCTTTAGAGACTGAACAAGCCAATTTAAAAGTTGAAACTGAACGTTTAGAGTCAGTTTCTAAAGACTTAGAAAAGGATATTACTAACTTGTCTAAGAATATTGTATCTCGTCAAGAGTCTTTAGAAAAACAAGCTCGCAGTGCGCAGACAAGTGGTTCTGTTTTAGATTATGTGAATGCAGTTGTCAACTCAACTTCTATCTCTGACGCTATTTCTAAAGTTACTTCTATGAACCAAATTGTTGAAGCAAGTAACAAGATGTTGGCACAACAAAAGAGTGATAAGGAAGACATTTTAGCGAAACAAGAAGAGAATAACCAAGCAATTAACATGGTTATTGCCAACAAAGAGAAGTTAGAAGATGATGCACAAGCTCTTAATTCTCGCAAAGCGGAGTTAGAAGTAGCGAAGTTAAACTTAGAGGTTGAGAAAACTGAAGCGGAGGATAAGAAAGCTGAGTTAGTAGAGAAAAAAGCAGAGGTAGAACGTCAAGCAGCTAAAGCTTTGGAAGAAGAAAAAGCTTACTTAGCTCAAAAAGAAAGTGAAAAAGCAGTAGTAACTAACTCTGCCAACACTTCGTTAGAGCAAGAAGTCTCAGCGGTATCCACTCCGTCAGCGCCAATTACCTCAGAAGAGGTAGCTCCAAGTTCTGAACCTCAAGAGGAAGTAGCAACACCTACAGTAACTCCTACGGTAACTTCAACTGCAAGCAGACCTAGATACAACACAGACGCTTCAAGTTACCCAATGGGAGAGTGTACTTGGGGAGCTAAAACACTAGCACCTTGGGCTGGGGACTATTGGGGTAATGGAGCACAGTGGGCGACAAGTGCTGCTGCCGCTGGATTTAGAACAGGTTCAACCCCACAAGTAGGTGCCATTGCTTGTTGGAACGATGGTGCTTATGGTCACGTTGCGGTGGTAACTGCGGTTGAGTCTAATACTCGTATCCAAGTTTCAGAGTCAAATTATGGTAAGAAGCGTTATATTGGTAACCACCGTGGTTGGTTTAACCCAACAACAACTTCGGAAGGATTTGTCACATATATTTATCAAAACTAATAAACTAAACTTTTCTATCCAGTATACTAGGGTATGCTGGATTTTTTCATGTTTTCGTTTGGATAATAAGTAGATAATCTTGAAAGTTGAGATAAATAAATGTATGATTTACTTAAGGGTTCACAACCTAACTCAATTCAAAACCAACAAGGTCAAGGAGTTGTACAAGGTAAAGTAACCAATAAATACGTTGAAAATTTTGAAAGGCTCTTGTGTGCAGGAGCTTATAAACAGTTGAAAGAGAGAAAAGACAAGGGAATTACTGAGGGTATCATTTCGAAATTCTCGCCTAATAATGTTCGTAGAGTGATTCTAGGTTTAGATGGTATTTATGTTCAGTTTTATGTTTCCCCAGTAAACTTTAAAGCTAAGGAGCAGTTTGTACCAATTACGTTTACAGAGCAGTTAGGTACAGAATTATCAGCAGAAAGTAAGTCTACTCCGATTACTAAAGTATTGAGGGGTGATAGTCGCTCTCTCTTTGGTTCACGTGTCTTCTCAAGTGTAGAAGAGATTATTGTCTTGAGCAGTAGCCCAGAAGTTCAAGGGTATCTTTTAGACAACCATGGTCTCGATTGGTTCTTAGACCCAAGCAGAAAACAAACGGTAGAGTCTTCCTTTAAGCGATTGAGAGCAGTCGGTTTAGTGGAAGATAGTGTGACTTGTAAAGAGTTTGTGGAGAGTCATAGAGAACAAATCAATGACCCTTATGGTCTCATTTTGAGAGACACAGACTTGAACTTTGTAGGCGCTCTGTTTAATGATGACTTGTACTATACCCACACGGCTCTTCGTCCTCAATATTATGAGATGGATGAAGAAGGTGGCGCTCTGTGGAATTATTTCCAAGAAGTTAAGAAAGGAACGCCTAAATCAACTAAACCTTTGGAAACTAAAGATATTGGAGGAGGGTTCTTAAAAGACTCCGATTTAACTTTGGTTACTAACTTCTTAGGTTTAGTGCGTGTCTTTGAGGGGTATCAGTCTGAGATTTCAGCTCACTTCTCAACTTTGAAAGAGACATTAGAAGTTGGAGAACATAATAAAGCTCTAGCAAAAGAGTATGTAAACTCAATGGTTGCTTTTGTGAAAGACCATAGAGATATTACTTCTTATCCGACTCCTAAAGTGTCTATTACTTCTGACACAACTTATTTGAGAGCAGTTTCCGTAGCTAATTACCTTTTGAAGAACAAAGACAAGGTTGGGTTGAGTAAAGGTGTTGATTCCGTATTTGTGGGGTATCTCACTGCGCTCACCACTTGCTTGGAGTTGGCTTTAGAAAACATCACTTTTGATTTTATGAGTTCTGAGTTTGTTTCAAGTTATAAGAGTGGGTTAGAATTGTACTTAAGTAACTTGTCTGATGAAACGGAAGAAACAGAAGAACCTTTGGAGACAGAAGACGAGGTTTCAGAAGAACCAAACGAAGAAGATAAAAATAGTGAGAAGTACCAAAGTCTTTACGATAAACTAGAGAGTTTCGGACTTGATTTAGAAGGTGTAGAGTTTAAACCTTTAGCACGTGAGATTACCTTAGAGGGTGTAGACTTCTTACCAGAGAGTGTTTTAGAAACAGTAGGTGAGGTTTCACCATTGTTTGCAGTAATCAGTTGGTTATCAGTGAACTCGGTTTACTATTTTGATACGTTCTTTAACGAAAAAGAGTTCTTCCAATTAGCTTGCTCTTTAAAAGAGTTGGATTTATCAGATGAAGAAGCAATTAAACTAGCAAGTTTCGGTATCTTCGGTTTAGAGTCAACTTCTATTTTTGATGGTTACAATGAGTTTATTGATAAACACTCTAAACTAAAAGAACAGTTTGCAGAATTGGATAGTTACTTCGCAAATGAAGGTAAAGGCTCAGAGTTTAAACAGATTAGACCTTCTTTTAAAGATTTTGCAGAGCGTTTCGCTAATGAAGTTTCTGTGGAGTTGTTGACTGCGCCTAATTATTTAGCAGTAGATGTCTTGCGTTCTGCTTATGGTACGGTTGCTTGGGGTGTTCCACTACCTAAAGTCTCTCAAATGCCTAAATTAGCTAGTTTGTTAACAGACTTAGTAAACACTACAAGGGTATCCTACCGTTTCCGTCGAGATTTTGAGAAGTTTGAACAGGAATTTGGAGTCGATACTTCAAATTACTTAAACAGTAAACACCTAACTAAAGAAGGTGATTATTTAAGTGATGTAATTGATACTAGAAGTTTCGTAAAGATTATGACTGAGATTTTTAGTTACAATCCACCTAGTGAAGTAAGAGATATTAGTGGGGTGTTCCAAAAAGCCTTAGAATTAGTAGAGAAGAAAGAAGGTGAGATTAGTGAGTAAAATACAAGACCAGATGGAGAAAATCTCAAACCAACTTGGTTTAGGTTTAGACAATCAACAGATTGTAGATGTGGTTTATAGTTCTGTAGAAGAATTGGTAGAAAACGGACTTGAGGGTTCAGATGAGGTCGTTTATTTCTATGCTACTTGTATGTTAGCTTGTGCCTTCGGTCAACTTTCTTTAGATAGAAAAGCAAGTGGGTTTACCTTTGGTTTTAGTGACTTAAAACCGATTTATACTCAGTTAGAGTCAGAGTTAGCAGTTCATTCTGTTGAAAACCAACTAAAAAATCAGTTAGCGGTCTCCGACTTGCGCTCTAATTCTTTGAAAGACTTAAAAGCCGAACAATTAGAACACTTCTTAATTGATGATATTGCGACTGTTTCAAAGGCTTTAGATTTAGAGTTTGACCCCACTTCGGTATCCTCAGAAGTCAAAGACAGTTTGGTTTCTGTTGAAGATGAGACTTTCGCTAGAAAAATAAAGGCTTTAAAGTCGTCAAGTAAATTGAACGCTGATGTGGTTTCTTTGGTTGACTCTTTGCTTGATATTTATGATTTTGCTTTTGAAGCAGGTTATGAATTAGATAAATACGAAGGGGTCGTAGTTGGTCTACCTGATCTGCCTATGGTGATTATCCAAGGAGAACAAGCAGTCCAACCAAATTATACTGCATCTTACTATGCAGGAGAAGCTATGTTCTCTCCTCTTCGCTCTATTTCTGTAAATACTTCAAGACAAGTAGACTTGAAAGAGATTGTAGAGTCTAGCAAACCTATTTACTATCCTTACAAAATGTTGGAGTTTGCATTAAGTCGTAAAGTAACGGTTCAAAAAGATGATTTGAACTTCCCTTCAGTTCCTATGAAGTGGAAAGGTTCAGATGGTCAGCGTGAATCGATTAAAGATTACTTAACAAAGAGAGCTTGGGAGTATTTGGTGTTGGTGTGCGATACTTACCAAGATGGGTATTTTTGGTCGGATAAGGTTGCTTACTTCGGTAAAGGTGCAACAAGACCGATTACCCCAACCGACAACCAAGTATTTAAAGATTATCTAGCTAAGTTCAAAGCTACTTTCTCAACATTTTCTATCTTGAAAAACCATGTAGGAATGATGGAAGACGAGAAGTGGGCGTCCGCTGAGTGGGTGGTATCAGCCCCAATTTCGGAGTTGCAAAACAGTGAGTTCAATCATACTAGTGCTTTATACACTGATGTTTTTGATTATGGTGGCGACTTTGAAGCTCCTTTAGTCAAAGACTTTAAAGATGTTCGAGTGAGTCACTATTCTCATATTGCAAAACCAGAAATTGCAGAGAGTGAGCCTTTATTTGCCTATAAAGCTTTGGAGTCTTTACAAAGAAAAGGTGAGAAACTAACTTATGGTTATCAGTTGCTAGGTAAAGGTCTTGATGGTCGTATTCTAACTTCATCTAATGAACTAACAGCAGCTATAAACGCTGGAGCAAAGTTGGTGCTCACTTATTGGGCTGGCTCTCGTTCAGGTAAAGGGGTTTCCATTTCAAACGGTCTAGCGGTATCTATTGCGAATGGTCGCCCAGTTTTTGGTGGTGATGGTAAACCAGACACTATGGTTCCTTACTACATTGCCTTTGGTGGAGCTGATGAAAGTGGTATTCCAAAAGGGTACTTCATTCAAGCGGGGGTATTTAATAAGTCTGCTATGCCAGTAGTCAACAACATTTCTGAGCAGTTGGATTGGGATAATAACCCAACGATTATGGGTTGGTTTGACAAATCTATTCCTAAGTGGTTCAGTGGTGTAAGTAGTTCCCAAAAGCGCTATACTGGTGCTTGGGGAGACATGGCTTTCTATCGCCACATGTTACTTGTCATGGGTATTATTTCTCTCCGTGCTACTGTAAAAGCTAGTGATGTTGCTCTTTATGAGAAACTTGGTGGTGATGAGGGTATCCTCGGAATTTTCGACGAGGTAACAAATTGGTCAAATTTATTTGGTTCTAAGGCTCTCAGCTCGAATGGTGGTTGGTTCCAAAGTATTATGTCTGATCCAGAGTTAGAAGAACTTGTGGATTTAGGTCAAAATTACTTAGGTGGTTTACTAAAAGAACAAGCAACTCGCAAATTTGAACGGTCTTTAGAGAATAAATCTGATGAGTTTAGAAACAGAGCTTATTTGAGAGATTTGTATGATAAACTTGATGAAAGCATGCAACTTTTGAACAAGTTGAAAAAAGCAGGTTTCCAAAATGAGGAAAGCTTGCGTTCAAGTATTTATCTAGTAGGTCAAAGTTTCAACATGGGTGGTTTCGATAAACTTCCTCGAAACAAAGGAAATGATGCTTCTTCTTTCAAGGCTGCTTGTGACTACAAAAATGGTGTAGTAGACCCTTGGTTGTATACCTTGCTGAATTTAGATACAGGTTTCATGGTGGGTTACAAAGGTACTGAGAAGTCTCAGTATTGGTCTAGTCAAAATGGTTCAGACTCTAAGCGGTATCTCACTTCAAGTTCTCGTAGATTTGCTTACTTTGGAGCAGTTGATTTTCCTACTATTCGAGATGAAAATCCACAAAATAAAGGGTTAGCTCGCTCAGTTAACTCTCAAATGGAGGGTGGGGCAGTTTACTTTAAACCTTACTTGATTTTAGGTGACTCTCAAGGTTCTTGTGTCACTCAGTTGGAGAAGAACTTAGGAAGTAAAGCAGAGTCTATTAAATCTCGCAACTCAAATCCTAACAATCCTAATGAGTGGGATGAAAGAATTGGTGTTCTAGGGTATCTGAAGGCTCTCGGTTCCAGTGATATTAGCAAGTCTTTTGTAAGAGCTAGAGAGATTGCTGACCTGGTTGTAGCACAAATGGGTTACACAGGTTCTTATTTAGAGTTCTTGTTAGATTTAAGACCTGAGTGGAACTTCTCTTGTGAAGATGTTGTCATGGCTTTCACTAACCAAGACGCTTATTTAGCTAAGAAAAAAGAGACTGTTTACTACAAAGTAGATGAATTGCTCACTGAGTTACAAGAGTTTAAACAAAGTGGTGGAACTACAGAGGGTAGTGATTTAACTAAACCGAGCACAGTAGACCTCCGCCCAGATTTTGCAACGAAAGAGGTTAAAGCAGATGAAGTGGAAGAGCCAACTTATCTTTCTGATGAAGAAGACACTTCAAACTTCTCAGACCTTCATGAAGAAATTATCTCAGAACCTACCTCAGAGTCCCCAGTTGCATCTGAGAGTAATTTAAACTCGTCAGTCGATAACTTAGAGGTCGAACCTCAAAAATGGACTAGAGAGCCTTCTGAGCCTTCTGAGAGCGTACAGGCGAAAACACCTAATGCAGCGGATTCCGTAAATGTTGCTTCAGCTTTAGCAAGTCAACTAGGGGTATCCGAACAAGCACTTATGTCTGTTTTGCAGTCTGCCTTTGGTTTGCAAGGTTCTAGTATTCCTAAAGTAGAGACGATTGTTTCTACTGAGGAATTGAATGATAGAACAACTATGAGTCGAGTTGCTTCACATCAAACAGGTGTAGTCATTAAAGATGACCAAGATTTAAGGGAGTATTTGTTAGAGGACATTTACACTTACTTTGGTGATTGGAGTAGAGTTCGTAAGATTGAAATTATTGGTCGTCAGTTGTACTTCAATGGTTTACTTTATGAACCAGAGAAAGAGGGTATCCAATTTAGCCCTGAGGTTTCTCCATATTCTATTTCCTTGTGGAATAGTGGTGGTTTTGGGGAATTGTTTGATTGGAAGTTAATTCGACAATATTTGAATCCAACTTCATTGGTATTTGACTCTATGGACTATGTTTATAGAGAGTTTGACCTTATGGAGTCTAGTAGTTCTAAAGCAGTTGTAGAAACTGCATTTAAGCGTTATTCTATGTTGCAAGACTTACAAGTCGGTACATACACCTTTACAAGAGCAGAGGTTGAAGAAATGATACTTGAAAGACAACCGTTCTTATCAAGTTATGACCGTAGACAACAAGTTTTCCGTAGAGGAAATAGCAAAGGGAAATCTTTCCGTCAAAAACGTTGGCAGAAAGCAAGAGAACACATGGCTGAAGGTCATACTGGTAGAGCAGTCGCTTCGGCTATAGGTGCAGGTCTTGGGGTTGGTTTCCAAGGAGCAAGTCATGTCGGTGGTTTCTTCAATAAGGCTGCAAGAGTCTTCCGTCAAGCCGGTTCTTCTGTAGCTGAGAATTGGAAAGAAATGGACAAGTCGAAACACTAAGGGTAAGGGTATCCGCTTTTTCTCTTAGGTTTTCAAAATGTAGTTAAGAGAGCTAACGCTCTCTTTTCTTTTTACCTTTTTGCTAGTTGATTACTTGACATTCTTACAACTTTTTGATATAATAAAACAAATTAAATCAATAGGAGAACCTAAGTTTGAAAGTAGAAAAAGAAAAGGTAGAGCTAACCTTAGAAACTCTACCACAATTACTAGAGAAATTATATAAGTCACAAAATCACGTTTTGGTTCGCATTAACGGAACGGTCATTTTGGATTTATTAGACTTAGATGGTTTGAAAAAGCTTTTAATTACCAAAGGGTATCCTTATGTTACCGTGGTTTCCAAAAGTTATGGGTACGAACTCAATGTTCCACCGTCAATAGAAAGGTAGGCTTGTTATGTTCATTTTAAAATCAGATGTTTCAAAACCCTCTAAGCTAAAGGGAGCCTCTTTGGTTTCGCTTTGTAAACTGTCAGTAAACAAATCGTCTAGGGAGAATATCGCTCGATTTAGCGCTTTTGTAAATTCCCAAACAAGTGAGGTATCCTCAGTTTCCTTAAATAAACCGGAAGCTTACTTCCATGCAAGTGATATGCTTATTTTCTTGCAAGGGTTGGTTGGTCTTCTAAACAAAGGTATTCACATTGAATTGTCGATTTACGGTGATGAAATTATCAATTTGGTTGGTCGTTTTATTTATGATAATCGTATTTCAGACAGTGAAGTTGAGTTGCACTTAGAATTACCTCCTAGGTTAGACGAAGAGCATGGGGAAGTAGATATTGTGCGTTTTGACTCAGAAGGTTTCTTGAAAGAACCTTATAAAATTGGGTATTTTGATTATGGTTATTTCAATCATATTTAATAAATTAGAAAGATAGGTAAAAGAAAATGTTTATTATCAAATCAGGAATTTATCAAAAACCAAGATTGAGAGGTAAGTCACTTGTAGACTTATTTGGACTTTCAACTCGAAAGTCTTCTTTGGAGAATTTAGAGTTGTTTACAACTCAAATTAAATCTCTTATTCAGAGTGGTGAGCTTGGAGGTAAGGTTGTTAATTTCCCTAATATGACAAGTTATTTCCACCCAACACACCTCAGAGAAGTTTACGAATACTTGCGGTATCTCATTATGGGGTGCGCAGTCACAGTTGACTTTTCAGTTTACGATGGTACTTTGATTAACTTAGTTGGAGAAAGTATTTTACGAGGTTCAGTTTCAGATGACCAAGTTCGTATTCAACTTGAACTTGAAGATGGTGGGAGACGAGAATTGCGCTTTGACGAGCAAGGTCGTATCCATAATTGGTCAGTTGCTTATTTTGAACCTAGCGCTCCATTTGATTTAGGTTTGTGAGGTAAAAATGACTGTTACAAATTTAGTCCAAGAAATATTTGACGAACCGAATATCCAAAGCCACGGTTCGCTTTGTGATTTTACACTTCAACATGGGTTTAATACACACCATGTGCGCATTATTTCAAGAGATTCTAACTACAATATGTATGTTTTTAAAGTTATCGAAGTCTTGCGCAAAAGTGATAAAATTGGTGAAGTTAAACGTACCAACTACTTTAAAACCTTGGAAGAATTGGATTTGCACCTTAGAAACATTAGAAAAGGGTATCCCAAGTTTGAGTTCCTTCCCAAATTTTAAGTTTAACTAACTAGAAAAGAAAGAAGTCCAATGTTTGATTTATTTAAAAATTTAAAGTCTAAATCCACTTTGTCTGAAATGAACCCTAAACGGTCATATAGCAAAGCTGAACTTGACACTTTAGCTTTGCTTATTAAAAACAATTCAGTGCGACAGAGTGCCTTTGAGAGTGCTTATGAAGAAGTTGAAAGTAAGTTAGAAACGCATAACTTAGTTCAACAGAACGCTCAAAAACAAATTGAAAAATCAGATAAATTAGTAGATTTGACGTCAGAAACAGAAGAGGTTGTTACGAAGATAGCAGATGAGTTGGTCTCTCAGACTGTAATTTGGGATTCCGAATTAGGAGATGTACTAGCTTTACCAACCCCTATTCAACACTATGGGAAAGAAGTAGCTCCGAATTTAGAAAAACAACTTGGAGTACAGTTCACAGGGTATCTAGCAAAGCAAGATGTTCCCGAACCTAGTGGTAAAACCTTACTAAGTCTTTACAAACGCTACATTGAGACTGGAAACATGCACCTTTATCATACGTTCCGCCAAGGCTTAGACATTTTGGATATTGATGAGGTGCTTTATCGCTTATTGCATTTAGATCCAAACGCTATGTCAAATTGGTTACTTCCAATTAAGCAAGTTGTAGATAAAACTAGGTTTTTCAAAATCCCAAAAACTCGCATTATCAAAGTGCCGTTAACGTTATTGCAAAGTACACGTGTCTATGAGTTTCAAGATTTAAACCCTTTAAGCCTTGAAATTATCAATCAATATGCTCAAAAAGTTTTCGATTTAGACTTAGATAAAGACTACTTTATCAAGACGGGGACGTTCTCGTCTAAGTTTGACTTTAGAAATGCCAAAGTTACAAAAGGTCAAGAAGTTTCAGAGCTAGGTTCTTACTTGTGGTTTATCCAACACCAAGCAAGTCAGTTCGCTTCACCCTTAAATAATCGTGTGGTTTATGGAGTCTCGTCAAACAATGACTGGGTCGTAAGAGAGTTCATTGATGACGTGGAAAACAATCCTACAATCTACAATGGTCTGCCTTTGCACACAGAGTACCGAGTTTTTGTAGACTTCGATACAGAAGAGATTATCGGTATCTCTCCTTATTGGGAGCCTTCGGTTATGAAAGAACACTTCTTGGACTTAGGTAGTTTAAATGATGTTCAAAAGCAACACGATTACATCAACTACATCAACCATGAAGAAACTTTGATGAAGCGCTACGAAGAAAACAAGGACTTAGTAGTATCTGAAGTTTCAAAACTGCTCAAAGATTGTAAATTAAAAGGTCAATGGTCTATTGACATTATGCAAAATGGCTCAGATTTTTGGTTGATAGATATGGCCAGGGCTTTGGAATCTGCTTTGTCTGAGTGTGTGCCAAAAGAAAAATTAAAACAAGCTCCTTTACCTTTCATGATTGAAGATGGTTTGCTTGAAGTAGGAGAATTATGATGTTACATAGACTTGAAATTTATAAGGAGTCTTACTCTTCCATAAAAGATAAAGCCTCCGAGTTCAAATTGAAATTGTTACAAAGGGTTGAGAGCGAAGATTTGTCAGCAGCAGTAGACTTCGGTATCAGTTTCATGCGCTCAGAGTTTGAGTTCGCAGAGTTGGGTGCTGATGATATAACTGTAGGTAGTTTTATATGTTCTGACCCAAACGGTTTAGAAACTTCTGTAAAAGAAGAAGCTTTACGTTTACTTTATCAGTATTTAGTAGGCGATTTGTACTCATTTATCCCTATTACTTTTTATGATAAGAGAGTTTGGTCTAAGGTTTCTTATATTATTAAATATGAAGAACTTGTTTCTGATGGAGAAAAATTCCTAAAATGTGTTTAACCTATTCAAACTTAGGACTAAGAACGCTTATAGGGGAACGAAATACAAAAGGGGTTTGTCAGTGAATTTAGAAGAAAGAACACAAATTGAAAATAGAGTAGCACAACTAAATCAGCAAGTAAAGGATAGTGGTATCCCTCAACTGCATTATGATTTTGATTCTGAGGATGACTTAGTTCAGTTAAGTTATATTGCTAATGGCTATAATGAATGGGTTGGTTCTGTTGTAGACTCTACTCCAATAGAAATACTTGGGTGGTTGAAAACTCAAGAAACTCAGCTTTACTTGTACAAGCAACTGATTTCTTATTTTGGAAGTGGTTTTGCTCACGCAATTATTCCAAATGACTCTACGGTAACTTTGACTTTAAGTCACTTGACTTACGTTTTCAGTTACGATAGAGAGTATTTAGTTATTTTTGCTTACAAGAATTACATTGGCAAAGACTTAGCTAAGTCAGGTTTTAAATTGGGTGAATTGAAGTTAGAGATACTTGGAATGCCCCATAGCCGAGAGCCTTTAGGTACTAAGGTTTCTATGACTAGAGTTTGTCATGAGACGGAAGTAGTGAAGCATTTAGATTATATTATTAGCACGTTTAAGCAGTTTGAAGAGATGGTTGTAAACCAAAGCAATTAAGAATTGAGGGAGAGTATGTATTTAGACGGAAAACAACAAGTAGAATTGAAAGTTGAGCAACTTAATCAGAGACTAACTGAACTCGGTATCCCTCAACTTCGCTTTGAATTTGAACCGAAGTTAAGTTTGATTAGATTGACTTATCAGAGAAAGCCTTGCTTTGATGTCATTGATTATGAAATTAGCGATTACTATGACGATCTTATAGAATGGTTAAATTATCACGAAGGTAACTTGTTCCTATACCAACAGCTGGTATCACATTTTAAAGGCGCATTCGCTCGCCTTATCAAACTTGATGATGGCAGTTTAGGCTTGACCTTAAATGGTTTGACTTATCAATTTGGTTACTTGAACGGTCAGTTACTTGTAGTTTGCTCTAAAAACTACGAAAAAGACTTACTTGAGTTGGGGACTAAATTTGATGAGATGAAACTTGAAAGAGTGATTGTTCCCAAGGAAAAGAACCTTATGTGGACAAAATGTAGTGTAGGAAAGATGATTCATGAAACAGAAGTTGAGGAGACTTTGCTTAGAATTGAGTCTGATTATAAGAACTTTGAAGACATGTTTGTATATCAAACGGCACAAATTACAGATAATTAGAGGTAAATTGTGAAGATTACAATTCCAAAATAAAGAAAGAGAGATGGGTATCCTCTCTTTTTGTTTGACAAAATAAATCAATTTTGATATAATAGAGAAAATAGAAATTGAGGTAGTAACTATGAGTAGTATTGCAAAAGTTGTTGAAACGTTCAATGATGGTCAGTGGGTCACACTGTTACTTTATAACGAAATTACTAAAATGGGGTTTTACTACACCTTCGCAACTTCCGACTTAGTTTACAAATGGTCTGAGATTTTGAAAGACTTACGTGAGTTAGATACCTCTAATCATCCAAAATCTGCAACTGTCATTAGTCGTCCGTTTGACACTGTTGATGAACTAATTAGTTATTTTGAAGATAACTTGTTATAGTGAGGTGTAGTTATGGAAGTTAAAGAAAATACAAAACTAATCACATTTAGAGAGTCGTATCGTGGAGAGACTTATGTTGCTTTTGCAGAAGACAAGACTGAAGTGTATGTATTTAAAAAGTTTTTGAATTGGGTTTCTTGGTATTCTCACTCATTTTCTAACTATTTTTATGTTTTAAATAAAGATAACCTAACTAAAATTGTAAGTGATTTTGAAACGTTTCTGTCTTTAAGTGACTCTTTTAAATATTGTGAGTACGGCTCTGAAGAAGCTGACTTACAAGTAGTAGCTCAATTTTATAGGGAAGACGGTCGCCTACCTACTAACTTGCATAGAGGTAGCAGAAGTCGTTCAATTACTGTAGATTTTGAAGTAACCATTCCGTCCTTACAAGATGGTAACATTCTACACGAAGATTTAGCACATCGATACTATACTGTGGTTATTACAAACTTAGAAGATGTACGGTACTTAGAAGATTACTAAAGAGAGGTATATCCTCTCTTTTCGCTTGACTTAATTAAATAATTTTGATATAATAGAGAAAATTAGAAAAGGAGACAAATGTTATGAAACCAACATTATTAGATTTTAACAAATTGGAGTCTATGGTAATTCGTGGAGATTATCAAGGGTTTAAAGGTCATGGGGCAAAAGGTAAGGGTTATTTGCAACCTATACACAATGGACAACGTAACCGTAAAGCATTGTTCAATGATTTAAGAAAAGTTTTCGCTCGCGAATTGGGTATCTATTCTGAGTCTGACCTTTCACCTCGTCAAAAAGAATACATCAATCGTATTTTGAACTTGAAGTTGAATGAAACAAATCAGTTGAAGTTAGAGAGTTCTAAGACTCGTCAATTAGCTTTTGTAAGAGCAGTAAGAGATTATGTATCGCAAGGGAAGTATTTTTATTTCATGTTTGGACAAGAATTGACGCTTATGCAATTAAAGAAGGAGATTTGAGATGTCTAATCTATCTAAATTTCGACCAAATAAAGAAAATCAAGGTGTTGATATTAAGACAGTTCGGTGTGACACATATTCCTCTAGCTTTGAAAGTTTGTACAATACTTACACAACATACTGTGAGGAACATCCTAACGGTTCTTGGTTCCCAGAGTTTCAACGTGGGTTGGTTTGGACACAAGAACAGAAAGAACAGTTGATTTTATCTATGCTCAATGGTTTGCCTATTGGTGCGTTTTACCTAAACGATTGGTGGTTTGACGAGGATGAAAAGCGTGCTAAAATGGATCACGTTTTATTTGATGGTCAACAACGATTTACTGCAATTTTGGATTTTCTTACTGGAAAATTTCCTATTACCTTTGAGGGTAAAGAATATTATGTAACTGATTTATCCTTCCAAGAATGGTTAAACATCAAGCGGTATCCGATTAGCATTGTCCACTCTTATATCGAAGATTGGAATGCTTTAATTGACTACTATGTTTTGATTAACAAAGGTGGAACACAACACACAAATGAAGAGTTCCAAAAGGCTTTGGATTGTAAGGAGTAAAAAATGAAGAAAGAAGAACTAATACTAACTAACTTGGATCAAGTAATGGGACACAGTGAGGTTGATGGTTTTTTAACGATTAGTCGATACTTACAACAGAGTCCGTCAAATACGCTACAATATTTATATAAAGCAGTTGATGGTTCACTTTTGGAAGTTGACATTTATGCAACTGTAGATGGTCAGCTGCGAAAGTCAGTATCTTTTGAAACCTTTGAGCAATCTAAAGGTTTCCCTATGGAAGTTACTTTAGCTGATTTAGAAAACGCTATTGAGCGTAGTAAACACCAAACTCCTTTGAGATACCGAGGAATTTGTGCTACTAAGTGGGAAGAAATTAAGTTTTTAGTGGGAGGGGTTTGATGAGTACACAACAAGTAATACAAGAAATGCAAGAACTTGGTTCAGATGTTTCAACCTTGTTAAACTATTTAGCCTTGAGTGAAGACCACATACTTGACTTTGAGGTAATTGATAAATCTTCAAGTAGAGTTCTTTGGAAACACTTAGTTTATATGGATAGTCAAGGTCGCCTTGTTCGAACTTTAGTTTATGATGATGGTCGTAGACAACGGACTAGCCCAACTAAGTTGAGAGAAGTTCAACTAGCAGAGTTGATTGAATTAGTGAAGTACACCAAAACTCAACCATCATCTGAGCACTACAAAGATACGTTTAAGAACAAGCGGGAAGAGATTGAGAAAGTCACACAACTGAATTTAGGTTTAAATGATGTTTTGAATTAGATTGAAAGGAAAATTACATGAACTCAACAAAAATTTGGTTCTCGTCTAATATTAGCATGAGAGAAGAGTTTTATAAACTCTTACATAATGCACCAGGGGTATCTCGTAAAAAGCTCCATCAAATTGGTAAAGTTGAAAATTATAATTGGGGTGCTTACCCTCACTACTATGTAGACAACATGAAAGAATTGCATGGTCTTATGCGTTCCCTTGAGCGCATTGAAAAACCTTATAAGGTTAAAGGTTTGTGGCTCACACCACACAGTAGAAAGAATGAGTTCAACTTATTCATTGAATTTGATTTAGTTTAGAAAGAAGATAAAACATGGACACACTTTTACTTGAAACTTTCCCCTACTCACAGAAACAGAAAGGTGTGTTTAGAAAGCTTTCTGCTTTTATTCAACAAGCATTGGTAAGCGAAGATTTTTATAGTTACGGTAAGCTTAATAACTATGAATTTGATTTTAAACTTGAGGGTTCAATTAATCCTATGTCGGACGGTTATGTTTACCACACTTATGTTTATCTGAGAGGTAAAATAGTAGCAGTAGTTCAAGCACTTGCGCCTAGTATGATAAGAATTGCAGTTATTCCGCCTACGGAGATTGAACGTGTAATGCGCAACTCAGAATACTTAGATTTCACAGAGTTGCAAGACACTGAGGTACATTTGTGGTTTAATGACTTGTTGCTTTTAACTACAAAAGAAGTAAGACAAGCTTTGCAATTTCCATTTGGTTTCTCTGCAAGTTCTGAGACAATTACGATTACAGGACTTAGAGGAAGCCACACCGTATCTCTGGAGTTTCAGCTTGGGAGGGGGATTTGATAATGTTTTGGCTAGGTTTCTTGTTTGGTGATGAAAATCGCAAATTGAAAGAACTGGAACAACGCAAGAAAGACCGTCAAGTAGAGCGAGATAGAGAAACGCTAGGTTTTATGGTTGAGGTGTTGGCTCCTCAGTTGGAATTTATGGATAAAAATAACTTAGAGAACTTGACTTTCACTCTTTTAGACTCTTCAAAGTTTGATTATAGTTTGCTTTCACAAGCATTATCTAAAATTGGCTCTAAAATCGCTTATATACGACTTGAAAAGTTTGAAGGTAACTTCCTACTCACTCTCTATAAAACTCGCCCAGAATCGATTTCTCGGCTTCACAGAGCGTATATATTACGAGTTCTACTTTGGTTTATCTTTGCTTTAGTGTTCACGGTTCCAGTTTATTTGTTCTCGAAGACTTATCTGGATTTGTTACAACCTACTTTCTTTGCTCCAACTTTGTTCAATTACCTCTTAGCAATTATTGGGGTATCCGTTATTTGGATTTTCGCCAATATTGGTTCATCTTTGGTTTTCCGTCACTTTAAACTTGCTGATGAGTTTAAACACACATTAAGATTTGATAAGGTGGTAGAAGATGATTGATTTACTTCAAAGTTACATCGATGATTTCAAAGAATTTTTGCCTAGAACCTATGAAAGTTCTCCTATTACTCAAGCAGTAAAAGATAAATTGATTGAAGTGATGTCTAAGGAGATTAAGGGTTTTATTCACTATGATTCAGACGGAAATTTACTGGACACTTCGATTGTAATTGACGATAACGCACCTTTTGACTTAGGTTTGCTCCCAGAGGTTTTAGATTTACTTGGTTGCAAGTTTACCTACTACAAGTGGGAGAAAATAGGTTCTGTACATGAATTAACTTTGTACAAA